CATACTTCCACTGGGTCTTCCCATACGCCAAACTCCGTCAATCAGGAGATCGCGTTATTGAGAATGGCCTACTTGCAAGCACATTTGAAGGATACGCACTTGGTAACGAGTTCTTTGACAACGGTCTAGATGGCCAATGGGAGTATCCAGTTGCTGCAGAGCGTCCATACTCATATGCTCGCGCTTCGTGGGCACCAACTGGTCTAAAAGGCTTCTACGAGTGGCATGCTGATATTACTAAGACTATTAGTAATACATATCGCACTGGAACTACTGCAACTATCACAACATCTTCTGCCCACGGATTCCGTGTTGGAGATAGCGTAACTGTTGCTGGAACTACAAACGCCCCTCTTCATGGCACAAAGACAATTACTGCCGTTACTTCAACAACCTTTACGTATACAACCACTACAAGCGGCACCATCACTTCCGCCGCTGATACCGGTACTGCATCTATTCCGTATGGTTATTGGGCTGTTACTGACTTCACCTCTCAAGGATCTACCACCGCTTACAACGTACCTGGTGGAATTGATTACAATGCAGATGCTAGTATTGACTTTATTATCGCATCTACAGAGGATCCAACCTCGTAACACAATTTAAGGAGGCGGGCGGCGGGCCAAATGTGTAGTAGTACACATGGTTTCGTCGCCCGTTTTATTGGCTCGTTAAGGAGTATCGGTGAGTAATCTTTGGACACAGGTAGAGGATTTAGGAACCTACGCCACCTCTGACTATGCCTATGATGCAGTTAAGACTGCTTCTTACCTACTTTGGGGTATGTCTGGAAGAAAATTTACAGGTATAACTACAGTTACTGAGAGATATACCTCTACATATGATCCACTAATTAGGGCTGGTGTATCAGGTCTGACTTACTCACCTGTTCTTATTGATGGTTCAGTTAGAAATATACCTACAGGTGGTTTTGGAAGATACGCTAACCATGACGTTTTAGCTGACGGAACTTCTAGTCGTTCTCGTTTACGCCTTCGCGGTCGTAAAGTTGTTAAAATCCATGTTTTAAAAGATCAATTTGGGGAAATTATAGACCCCGATCAATATTATTTAGTTGATAGTTCAACTATTCAGGCTATACCGGGTGCTCAATGGGATTCAAGCAATGTTGAAGTTACTTATACCTATGGAAGCCCCCCTCCAACAGCCGGAAAAGCAGCAGCTAGGCTTCTAGCAATAGAATTAGTTAAACTTTATGAAAATGACGATACTTGCGCTTTGCCTCAACGTGTTACTACAATTGCACGTCAGGGTGTTTCTTACACATTATTAGATAGTCAAGATTTTATCGATGAATTACGTACTGGAATGTACGCCGTAGATCTCTTCCTCAAGACTGCAAATCCTGACAAGGCTCGAGCACGATCTAAAGTGTTTTCCGCAGACACTCCCCGTGCTCGTAGGCTCATACCTAAGCCTTTCATATACCCAGAGAGCGTATTTGATCTTATAGTTACTCCAAGCGGTGGAAATGTCCTGCTTTATATGAGTGAGATAGATGCAGAGTTTATTGACGCCTCTAATGCATGGACTGGATATGCTGTTGTGTCTAACTGGACTTCCTCCGTATCTAATACCTACAATTCTGCAGTAGCTATTGACAGAACCGCTAATACTCTGACAGTGACTTTGACATATGCTCAGGCGTTAGAAACTTTAGGCTCTAAAAATCCTGGAGTTATGGATATTTATGTATCTAGACCTAGCGTTGGCAATCCGGCTGTAACAGAGGTTATAAGTGTTTTGACAAGCAACGTTTCTATTCAATATGGGGAAACAACCACTCCTATCTACAATTTAACGTAAGATAGATATATGGCTACTAATATTGATAAAACCCTCGTAAGTGCTGATGCAAAAAATTTATCAGATTTTATGCAGACTATATTAGATAAAGTTGTAGAGGCTTACGCTGATTACAATATGCCACTACCATATCGCCAATATTGGACTATGGGGCTCCCGGCCATTGACTGTGAGCAGTTAGTTGTCTCTTTTATTCAACTATTTCTTGGAGTTCCTGGGGATGAGCAAGCAGCACCGTATAAAGGCTTTATCCCACGTACTGCCACTGTAAATATCACTATTTCCAGAGCGGTTCCTATTGTTGGTCAAAATGGCAGGCCCCCAAGTGCAGAAACCATTGAAAGTTTTGCTGAAATATCTGCATATGATTCATGGATACTTATGGACAGTATCGCTAAATTTGATCCCTGGGAGGACGCTAATCCGGGTTTTGGGGTAGTTGCTACTCTTGAGACTGATAGCGCAGAGGGCGGTTTTCAAACAGTAACTTTAACCCTAACAGCGGCGGTTCCGTAATGGCTAAAGTTAGATTTTATAATGCTGAATTTAATTATGCTTTTAATAAACCGGAAGGGAACCCCGTAGGACGTTATTTACGTAGAAAAGGGGTATTTATGACTACCGGAGCCAAAATTCAAGCAGGCTATAAAACTGGTGCATTAAAAAAGAGCATATCTAGCAACCAAACTAGACAATTCTACGGTCAAAAACTTGTTATTAAGGCAACTGTACCTCACGCTTTGATGCATCATGAAGGTACTTCACCTCACATTATTATAGCCGGGAAAGATTCAAAGAATTTTAGGTTTGTGGCAAAAGGGGGAAATGTAGTTTATACACACGTAATTAAACATAAAGGCACAAAACCAAATAGATACCTAAGTGATCAACTAAGTAAGTATATTCGCTGATAGAATATATGAAACAAATGACGTCTAGATAATACTAAACGTCAACGACATAAGAGAGAAGATATACATGAGTAGATTCAAAGATTTTGGAGCAGGTGGGGAAGTCAATCAGGAACCCATGTCTTTTAAACTTTATGGGGAAGAGTTTCACTGCGTTCCATCAATCCAAGGTAAAGCAATTTTAGAGTTAGTTTCTGATTCTTCATCAGAGGATCCATCTAAAACAGCAGGAGTTATTAAAGCATTCTTTAAACAAACTCTTGTTGATGAGAGCTATGCTCGTTTTGACTCACTGTTGGATGATCCTAGCAAGATCGTGACTGTGGAGGCTCTAGGAGAGATCAGTGCATGGTTGGTCGGTGAATACACCTCGCGCCCTACACAGCGGCCAGAGGACTCCTTGAGTGGGCAATAGACCTCTGGCCTTATGTGAACGGACAAGCATTGATGAGCGGACTACAACTTTCGAGTATGGAAGCCTCTGATATGACTGACGTTGTTCACTACATAATGGAGAAAGATTTCAATGTGTCTACTGCTGAACAGCAGGAGGCTAAATCTGATATGAGATCTATTATCTATAGAGATTTGTACGCAACCTCATACAAATATGCTGTTAAGAAAAATAAAAATTCTTATACCGCATCAGATGGGGAGTTTTTTGAAGAAGGAAATATAGAACCATTTGATCCACTAAAGGCAAGTCAAGAAGTTAAATCTTATGTACCACCTACAGATTTTAATCCTGATTTTGCAAAACCTTTTGGTTCAAAGATTGATGAACCACTTAACTAGTAGAAGATATGAGGTGATGGCATGGCAATTGTAGGAGAGGCTTCGATAGTTGTTCGCGCCATCACTACTGGTGTAAAAGGTGACATCAAAAAAGCATTTGATGGTGTAGATGCTGACGCTTCTAATGCCGGAGGTAGAGCCGGTAATAGTTTTAGAAAAGGTTTCGCTGGTGGTGGTGGAGGTGGTGGTAAAGGTTTATTTGGGTCTAGCTTTTTTGCGGATGCAGATGCTGCGAGTAAGAGATTTACCTCTCTAGCCAGAGCTAACTTTGCCCTGCAGCCTGCACTCACAGGGGTTGCTGGTGCTATAGGTGCGTTAGGAAGCGGTCTTGTATCGTTAGTTGGTATTTTAGGAGCTGCAGCACCAGGTGCGGTTGCTCTTGGCACTTCTTTAAGCGCTTTGGCTCAGGGTGCTATAACAGCAAAACTTGCTTTTTCGGGAGTGGCTAATGCCATTAAAGCAGGAACAAAAATAAATAATGCTGCTGGTAAAAATACTAAAGCTGTAGCAGATGCAAATTTAAGAATAGAAAGAGCTAAGCAAAAACTTGCAACCTTGAGTTTAGAAGTAAACTATAGACTTCAGGAAGCAAGATTAGATGCTTTATTATCTACAGAAAATCTTAAAGATGCTCAGTATCAATATAATGAAGCACTTAGAGATGCAAATGAAGAACTACAACAAACAAGATTTAGTGTAGAAGAGGCTGCTCTAGATCAAGTTGGCGCTGCTCTTGCTCTTGCTAGGGCAAGAGATAATCTTGCAAAAACATCTGATCTTCCTGCAAGTA